GCCAACTGGCTCCGTTGCAATTCCACGATACCAGATTGGTCTAAAATCGCCTTGATATAGGCTTCGATATGATCTGATGTATTTTTAAATCTCATAGTAAATCAAACTCCTTCTTTGAACCTTGACTATCTTTGACTATACTATCATTTAACACTCTATAAGTCAAATTTTTAGAGCTCAGCCCTTGAAAATACTGACTTTCTTTAAAAACATTTAGGCATTAAATCGCCTTAGTTTTTCTTGAAAGTCCCTAAAAAAGTCCACAAAAAGAGCCCTGAAAAGGGCGTAATATTGACGAGTTCAGCAGGCAAGAAACTAGCACGGTCAAACGTGCTTTTTTTATTACCTGCTAATATTATAGCATATCCTCTCAAACTTATATATAACCCGAATCCCGCAAAAGAAAAAGATAAAAGCATAGAGGATAGGGCGAAAGCCTCTCGCACTTTTATTTTATCAAATAGCAATATGAGAAGCAAGGATAAAAAGCCCTCAGAAATAAATCTAAGGACTTAAATAACGATGTGTTGGTTCGCTCACTTAATTAGTATACTTAATACTATTCAATTATAGTTTACTTTGAAATGTTCTTAATCCTTTCTGTAAATTTTTGAATCGCATTCAGTTCTGCAGGTCTTAAATGAGGGTACGCCTTAGTCCTCCCCCCATTTCGTTTAATATGTCCAAATTCAAGTAAATGAGTAAGAGATCCGTATTTAAAACTATATACGACCCAAACTCCATTTCTCACTCTTTTCTTACGCCATCCTTTTGAATATTTACCTGTTCTTTTAGGGCTAGTTTCCTTTAATTCTTTAACTGTTTCTTTAGCGACTTGCTCCGCAATTTTATCAACTTCTTCATTAACCTCTTCGCAATATTCTGCTAAAATATTTGCTAATTGTGCTGCTAAATCCATTTTCTAAAAACTCCTTCTATTTTTTTAAATATCAACTTTTTACCCCCTTTTTGGTTGACAGCTTCCGACTTGGAAAAAGTTACCGCTCCCGGTACCTAAAATCAACGAAAATGCTTTACAAAGTGGGGGGGAGTGTCAATATCCTTTCAATTCTATAAATCTTTTAGCGATTACTTTTCTTCGACTATTTATATAACGAGTAGTTTTATTTAGTTTCTCTGCCACGTCTTCCCAAGTCACACCAGCTTCTAAAAATCTCATTTTAAAAATGACTAGATCACTTTCAATTAAGTTTTCCATCAAGGTATCTACAACTAGTTTAAAGCCTTCTAAATATTTTAGCGTTTGGTCTTCTTCAATTCTAATGATGGTTGCTTCAGTAGGACTATATACTGTCTTGCCTTTCCCACCAGTATAATCCTCAGCGCTATGTTTCTTATTATGTATTAGTTCCTGTCTTCTCAAATAAATTTTATTAGCAATCGTTCTATATCGCCCTAACTCAACATCTATCCCGTCCAGGTCTCTGTTACTCAGCTCGTACATCGGTAAGCACCTCCACTTAAATTTTAAAAATTTTTTATCTTGCAATTTGTCAAATTGTAAATTCTGTCAAACTGACAAAAAACGCTGAAAGCCCGCCAATATTCAAGTTAGAAGCTATTACTGTTTTAAGTTTGACAACTCTTCAATATGACAAGTTCAAGGGAAATTTCTTTAATTTATCCCCTCAGTTTCTCATATCTTACATTCTGTGAAACTCACTCCATTCTGTAAACCTCTGATATACCTTGCTTTCAAGCTATTACTTCTTTTCAGTTTATGCTTACTTTGTTATGTGAAACTTAGTAAAGCATAAAAGTAGGACTAGCGATATCTCTTCTGTTTCAGCCATATATCACTAGCCTTACTTAATTTGTTCCCTATTTTTCTAAATACTCTTTAATGTCCCGATATTCCTTAGAAAAATCCATCCACCCGCTAATATCAGGGTTTAAGAATGGTAGGACAGTAAGCGGACTTACTTCCGTTCGATATAGCGATAGAGAATGTTTCTGACTTATTTCCCTGACTACACCTGTATGGATTTCTTCTACATCCTTCTTTAGTTCTTGAATTTCATCATATGCGTCCAGAATTCGTCTAAGTTTCTTTCGGTATTGTTTATAGATCTTCTTAGTTTCCATCCGTTGCTTAGTTTCTTTAAAAATGTATTCAAAGATGACTGCTTTAGCTTCTGAAAAATCACTATTATATTTTTCCTGAAGAGAATTAATAGCTTTTTCCATCTTTTCCAGCTTCTCTAAAGATTCTAAGTTATTTGACAAAAAAGAATCTATATTCTCAAATGAAACTGTTTGATTGCCTAAAAGACTCTTCCTTTTTTCGCTTAACTGTTCTCGTGCTGAATTAATCTTACTTTTTTTATTATCTAGATCATCCAGTGTTTCAAATACTTGATTAATATCCATTTCTTTCTCCTAGTTCCATTGAATAAAGTAACCACAATCTTCTTCAACTTTTTTTACATCAAAACGGGTATGTAAAATCAACCGTTTTCCAAAATAGTCATTCGCATTCACCCAGCTAAGTGTATCTTTCTTTCGGTCAAACAAAGTAACAAAATTTTCTAGATCTCCGATAAAGCCTTTTTTGTCACCTTTATTCCCTAAGGTTGTATCATCTACAATTAAAAAGTTATCTACAAAGAATGTTTCACTTGTTCCTGTCTCTTTATCAACTTTAAGAAGATAATTTCCTGAAGTGTCTTTCATTTTTTCTAAGACACTAAATAGTGATTGACTAACAACCATAGATACATTGCGCTCTGGATTGATTAAAGAAACAATAGATTTCAAGTCGTCCATACTTGTAGCAGTCTGCACTTTCGCAGTTTGGAGAATTTTGCCAATCTCTCTATTTCGTGTTCTACGTTTTAATTTAATAATCTTCTTACCAAGAAAATCCGTTAAATTATATTGGCCATCATCTAATTGTTCCTGTGAAAAATCAAGTTTTCCACTGAATAATTTAACTAAGTAATCAACGCTGATAGTTTTCTTTTTATCTGCTTCTGTTCTCTCAACCGAATTTTCGCTAACTTCTTGTAATGAATCAGATTCAAAGTCAGTTACTTCATACTTCCCACCACGGGTGCGAGTCTCAATAACATTTACTAGATCAACCAATTCTTTACGTTGATGTTCATCTTCGTAACTATCAAGGATTGGTTTTTCAATGAGTACATGATTATTTTCTACGTTCATTCCTCTAGTGTTATAACCCGTACTTCGGATATAAGCTTCTAGATTTTCTTTTTGTTTAGCTAAGTTATTTGTCATTTTTTTGCTCCTTCATCTTTTAATATCTGATTTTTGTTTATAATTTTTTCTAAAATTCTTTGCTTTTAGCTTTTCTTTTAGAACTCTCCGAGCCTTTAGAATCATTTTTTCTAGATTTTGATTTGTCTTGTTTGTTAACATATTTTTCTAGTATTTCTTGTTTCCGTTGTTCTAAGCTATTATCTTCTTTTTTACATTGAGAAAAGATTTTCTGTCTTTTATCTGGATCCATAGAAAACTTATTGGCTACTACATACCCTAAAGAAGTATCTCCTGACATCTCCCTCACCCCCTTTCTATGCAAACAAAAAGGGACATACCACTAGCATTATATGCTTACGGTATGTCCCTGAGTTGTTCTCAATAGACTTATTTTTTAGTTTCTTTTTTGACTAGATGAGTAAATTTCCCATCTGAATAGAATAAAGTAATTTCTCCAAAACTTGGAACTTTTTCTATCTCTATTATACCACGTTTTTCGTATACAACAAAGCCTTTTTCTGTTGCAAATCGCATTTTATCATCATTCATTGATATTCTCCCCTCACTGTGTTTATAGTGTATCTTTTATCTTTGATCGTAAAAGCCTTGAAAGTGTTCCCTTCTAAACCTTTCAAAATTCTACTTGAATTTCTAGCATTGTAAACAGTCCGCAGTTCACTACTATCTAGGTTCGTGTTGAAAATCGTAGTTTCTCGATTGTTGATAATATCAAACAAGAAATCCTGTTCCCAGTCACTCTTAGGTGTTACCGTCCCATTTTTTGCCCCCAGGTCATCGATGATTAGAAAATCTACATCAACTAACTTTTTAACCGCCTCATACTCTGTTAAGTTTGCATTTCTTCCATAAGCCCAGCCTTCTTTTATCTGCTTGATAATCTCAGTTAAGCTGATAAACAAGACACTCTTAGGCTCGTGCTTCTCCCTGAAACTCTCATTGATTTCTTTGGCCAAGGCAAGAGATAAATGACTTTTTCCGATTCCTGTGCTACCGCTGATTAAAGTATTTCCCGTCATGCCTCCAAGGTACTTCTGGGCTTGCCCCTTTACAAACTCTAACATCTGACGCTCCTCTGTAGTCTTAACAAAGAAATTCTCAAATGTTGCCCCCTTCAACTCGTTAGGAATCGTACTGTCACGCATTAAGACATCATAAGTTTTAAAGTAAGCTTGCCTGTCCTCGAACTGCTGCAATAGGTCTTTCTCTTTCTGTTTAATCTCTCCCTTCACGCACTCCGGACAAAATGCTTGTACTTTTCTTTCTGAACCCCCTAACACTGGTACAGAAATTTCCCAATAATTTACCTGGTGAATATCGCAAACTTTATCCGATATTTTTCTATTATTAAATTCTTTAAATTGTTCCTTCATCTTTGCAACTCCTAAAATGGTAGGTCTGGGAAGTTATCTTCAGACTTCCCTTTTATGGTTTTAGGCTTTTGGTTCAAATAACCGTCAAACTTAGATCCGAAAAGTGTTTCAGGTCTCAGATATTTAGAAAATTCAGGACTATCCTTCCATTCTGCCGTTTTAATATCTATCACCTGTTTAAAATCTTCAAGTGTATAGCCTTCTTTGAATCGTGCTAGTAAAAGCCTTTTAGTCTTGTCAACAAACTTATATCGCTTATTAGCTACTTGATTCAGATAAGCAATAGGAATCCAAAGTTCTTTATGTTTTGTTTTCTCTAAATCTTTTATAGCTGTTTCTTCAAGCCAAGTAGGAAAAGTGAAGTCGGGATTTCCCGACAATATATTATCTAAATATAAATTATTACTCTTACTATTAACTCTATTCTCTTTCTCTTTCTCTATCTCTGTTGGACATGAGTTGGAAAAAGTCTCTTTACTTTGGACATTCTCCAATTTTGGTATATCTTGACTATTTTTTCTTTGGTCTCGCTTGTATTTTGCCCAGTTTGTTTCACTCTCAACCATGGCTTTTGCTTGTGATAATGTAGCATGGCCATCATCATCGATCTGAATTAGTCCGCATTTTGTAAAATATGCAAGCGTCATATTTATATCATCTTCAGAGACATCCAGTTTTAAAGCTAATTCCTGTACCAAACTATCAAAATATCCTTCATAGTACAAAATACAATCATCTTCTAAACTTTCCAACATAAGACGGATATAAATCACTGTCATAGTGTAGCCACCAGGCATATTTTTAAGTCGCTTAATAAAAAGATTATCAAAAAACTTCTTATCAACTTTTAACCAAAAATATATTTTAGTCTTTGCCATCATCTACCCCCAAGAACTTTAAAACGTCTGAGACTTTATAATACGCTTTTCTAGTATCTTCAATAGGCGGTATATACTGCGGTAGTCCTGCACATTCCCATTTTGTCAAGGTTTTATCTCCTATGCCCAGTTCTTCCTTTAGTTCCACCTTGCTGATCAAATCTAATCTTTTTTGAGGTGCTTTCTCATGGCTTTTTAAATACCGTTCCACTGCTTCCAAAATCTTAGACTTTAAATCTTCAATCATTTTTTCAAACATCTTAGTACCCCCATGGATTAAGCCCTGCAAGCTGAATATATCGCCCATAATCAGGGGTTAAATCCTCGCTAGCCGTTTCAATCGTCTGTGTACTTTCTCTCTCGATTTGGGTGCTTTTTTTGTGGTCTTGATAGTTTAAATAAAGCAGTAGGCCAATCATTACCACCACAAAGATAATCGATTGTGTATTGGTCAAATCTAGTTCATTCATGTTATGCCCTCGCTTGGTAATTCTTGATATAATTCACTTGATAGCTTCGCTTCAACTTCAGAAAGTCGTACACCTCTTCAGAAGTTACTTTATCATCTAAAAAGTCAATGATGAACTGAAAGAGGTTCGGATGTCTATCCTTGATTTTAGTCATTAGCTTGTCAAATTCTGATCGTGTCATGTTGTCTAGGTCTAGAGTCATATTTTTCTCCATTAGCCTTTCCTTGTCCTTTTTCTTGCCTGTTTTCTATATGGTATGCTTCACCACTCCAAACGCTGGGCAGTTGCCCCAAGTTGGCGAACGCTTGTAGCGGTGTTTCGTGGGTAATTACCCATCTTTCAACTAAACAAGGTCTTAGAATCACCCTGTCAGCGCTTGATTTCAAAACCTTTTCTAATTGCTTGCCTGCTCTTCGGTTTTTCTTTAGATATTTGATAGAATAGATATTTTTTGCTATAATCAAAGCATAGAAAAAATTTCTATATCCTTAATCTTGTCGCTTGCTCGCCTCGTCTAAAATTTGAGCAGGTGATTTTTTTATTTTCTTTTTGCATGATTACTACCCGACTGTGGTTTATAAATCAAATCTTTACTATCGATAAGATCCAGAATCCAGCTGAATCCCTGCTTCACCATTTCAAGAAATGTGCCCAGGTCTTCACTGTCCAAGTTCTCGTAGTTCATACAAAGATATTCGGCTAGTTGTCTGTCTTTCTCAACTAGCTTTTTAAAATCCTTGGAATACTTAGGAATTTCTAACCCTTTGGCATTTGTAACTGTCTTAAATTCATTTTCCATTTTCTATACTCCTATACTTTAAAAATTAATTCCTTAATTTCTGAATACCCCCTATTCAAGTTAATCATGGCTATTGCCATATCTTCCAAACGTTGGTAGTTTGTCAGTTCATCACTTGTTAAACTGTCAATACCGTTTCCACTTTCTCGTTCTTGCATGAGTTGGGACTTGCTTTTCCCAGTCGCTCCCTTTAGCAGTAAGTTTGTAAGTGTACTATAGGCATGCTTGGGCGCTTTCTCCCATGATTTGATAGCTTCGGTTAAGGTCTTGCGCTTTGGCTTTTCCAGTTCCCTTTGAAGATAGCGTTTAGAAAGTTCATCACGCATTTCAAAGAATGCTTTGACTAGGTTCATTTTGAATTGCCGTACTGGTTTGGTATTCTTTAGATAAGTGATCAGCAAGGTTGCCTGTTGCTCATTCAGAAGATAGATTTTTTTCGGTTGCCCTCTCTTATCTAATTTATGGATTTTAAATCCAAGTATTCCCAACGCTTCAAAATCAACTTTATTGTCTCTGACTAAGCGTGTAATAGTATGATGCTGTACTTCAGCACATTCAGCGATAATCTCGCTCGTAGTATACGGCTCTTTCTTGCCGTCCATGTAAACCAGTTCCATTGGTTCGCTCCTTTCTTCTTTTGTCAGTTCTTGCCACCTAAAACAGTACCAAGGTAAAGCATTAAAGTAGGGTAAAATCGGAGAATATGAACCCCTACAAACCCTTGATACTGCTATAGGTAGCAAGCAAATTACACTAACGAATATTTAGCTAGATCCGTTTATCAATCCCCAGTAGTAAAGCACCACATGAGAAATCTGTAAATGTAGAGTAGTATTGCGATTAGTTCGCTCCTTTCTAATAATCTTCTAAAAGCCACTCTATCACACTTTCGTAAATGCGCTTAGGTGCATCGTAGTTGCCAGCTTCAATTTTTGCTAGAGTAGGAGGTGTAATTTTTAGTTTCTTGGCTAACTGAACTTTTCCAAGCTGAAGCTCCCCTCGTTTTCGACGAACTTTTTTTGCATGTTCTATTGTTAATAACATTATCAACTCACTCCTTTCTAAAAAATCTTGATTTAGACGAAAATTTTTTCATCACACCTTGAATTATAAACGAATTTATTTTCGTTGTCAAGCGATAAATGAAATTTTTTTCGTCTATGATTTTATTTTTTCTCTCTACTATGTTATACTTTAGATAAACGTATAAGAGGATAACTAATGGAAAAACAAACACCTAAAAATAATCTAAAAAAACTTAGAATAGAAAAAGGATTCTCCCAAAAAGAATTTTACGAAGATATTATAAAAAAAGAACTAGGTTTGGATATTACTTTACGAACTTATCAAAATTGGGAAAATCCAAATAATGAAATCAAATCAAAACCTGCTCTACTACTTGCAGAATATTTCGGGGTAAATGTTGGATATCTTTTAGGGGAAGACGAAAGAAGAACAACCTACCTAACCTCTACTCTAGAGAAATATAGTGATAACATGGAATCCCCAGTAGATTTCGCAGGATATGGTTTGTTGGCGCTAACTCGTGGTGAAAAAGTAAGGGATACCGTAATAGAAAACCTTAGAGAAATCACAGACTATTATGGACATAGAAGATTTGCTAAAGAAGAATTTAAAAATTGGAATCAAGAAAAAAAAGATCTTATGTTAAAAGGAATGCAAGACTATGCTGATTCAAATATCGGAAGATTTCTTGCGGGTCTAATGACCTTTCCTGATAAGACTAAAATTACTATTATTGATTTCTTGTCCCTAGATAAGAGTGATAGAGAAGCACTTAGTACAATAATTTCCTCATTAGCTGATAATCCCGTTCTTCATAAAGATTATGATGACTAATATATAAAATTACTAGACACTATATAAGTCCCATAATAGCTTTATTTTCTTATCTGGTACAAATTTGCCGTCTGACTGCTTAAAATCGAAAATAGGGGCATTCTCGTAGCTCCTCGCATGGTATAAACTCAAAACCTTTTCTATCTAAAAGAAAAAGAAATATAAAGATATATAAAAAAGTATACAAATAATAACACTTTTAGGTACATATTAAAAACATAGAAACATAGTTTTAAAATATTGTGTAAACCACAATTTAATCATACTTACTAATTTTTAAAAAATCAGGGGGATAATTTGATGATTAAAGATATTATTGAAAATAATAGTTATCCAATTGTATTTATTGGCTCTGGGATGTCAAAACGTTATTTGAAAAATTTTCCTACTTGGGATGCACTCCTTAAAGAATATTGGGAGCAAATAGAGGAACCAACTAGTATTTTTCAATTCAAACGCTCACTGAAAAGATCAGAAATTCCAGAAACTACTACAGATTTAGAAAAAGATTTTTTAGTTAACGTAAAAACTGCGGCTTACATCCAGCAAAAATTTGACGACCTCTTTTATGATGGAACCATTTTTGTCGAGGGTCTTACCGATGAAGAAGCCTATTCAAATAACATTTCGCCTTTTAAATACTCGGTTGCACAGCGTTTTTCAAAATATGAAATTAAAGATGAGATGCGTGACGAGATAGAAGAATATAAGAACTTTCTGTCGAAAGCTAAAGTTATTGTGACTACGAATTATGACACTTTAACAGAAGATTTACTTGCCGAATTAGATAAAAGGCCGACTGTTTATATTGGTCAAAAAGGTTTTTTTGACGAAACCTATAACTGGTCAGAATTATTCAAAATTCATGGAGATGTAAATGACCCCAGCAGTATTATTATCACAGAAAAAGATTATAAAACTTATGATCAAAATTCCATTTTAATCAGTGCAAAAATACTCTCTAATTTAATTCAATCACCAATTATTTTTTTAGGATATTCTCTTACTGATAGAAATGTTCAAAAATTATTGACAGATTTTGCTTCACAGCTTCCAAATGATGACATGAGGAAAAATCTTAATCGAATAACAGTTGTAGAATATGAAAAGGATAATCACGATTTTACAGAACAGATTGTCAACAACCCTTCTTTGAATACCTCACATTCAATTCTAAGAACTGATAACTATAAACAAATTTTTTCAGACATAGGAAAAATAAACCAAGGATTAACTCCTTATGAAGTCAATCGTTTTCAAGAATCAATAAAAACTATAATTGTTACTGCAGGTAAAATAGGAAAACTTGATAGTCACCTTGTTAGTCCACAAAATCTTGACACTCTTCCTGAAGATATAAAAAAACGACGGATAGTCGTCGCTTTAGGTGATAAAAAGAATATGTTTGTAAATCCTAGCTACATCGATTATGTAGAAGATTATTTCAACGATGGAGCCACATTCTTACCAGAAGTCGCCTTACGATTTATAGCTAACGAAAATACACAAGCTAGAATCCCTTTTGTAAAATATCTAAAAGATGTAGATTATGATAAGTTCGACTTCTTATCTAAAAAACAAAAAGAAAAAATCTCCAAAAGAATCAATAAAATGGGAACTCTGCAAAACATCATTGATACGGTACCCAGACACAACAAAAAGGCATACAGCGATTTGCAAACTATTCTAGAGCTCAATGCACCTAAAACAAGAGAATTAGAATTAATCGCTTATAATATAGAGAATATTCCACAAAATGCCGTACTAGATTATATTAATTCTAAAGTAATTCCTGTCCTACAAGATAATTATAATGATAATGCTTCCGAATTATCAGCTCAGAGACGATTATTATTGGCTTATGATTTGATTAGTAACGGAAATTTGAGATAACAAAAAAAACGATAGAGGACTGCTCGAGATGCAGAAAACTATCGTTGGGACTAGCGGGGTTTTGCTAGGAGAAGGGCAGGTTCTAAACTAATTTTAGAAAAAGACACATTCTTCTACACTATTTTATAATTTTTAGAAGTGATAGTCAACTTCTAAAAACTATCAATAAAAAATTATTAGAAATATTGTAAAAACAATAACGTACTTGTGATTTATTACACTCTATAAATTCAAAACCTTTTCTAATTGCTTGCCTGCTGATGGAAAAGGAGTTAAAACCATGAAAATTACACAACACACGAAAAAAGACGGATCAGCAGTCTACCGCTCCAGTATCTATCTTGGCATTGATTCTGTAACTGGTAAGAAGGTCAAGACTACCATATCAGCACGAACAAAGAAAGAACTCAAAAACAAGGCCACCCAAGCTAAGGTAGAATTTGAGAAAAACGGCTCGACACGGAAACAACGCTCACATATAACAAAATATAGCGAACTCGTGGACTTATTTTGGCAAACCTACCAGCATACCATAAAGACTAATACGCAGATAAAGATAAAAGGCTGCTTAAATAACTACCTCTTACCCTCATTTGGTACTTACAAACTAGATAAACTTACACCTGTCATTATCCAAACTCAGGTAAATAAATGGGCGGATGAGTATAATCAGGACGGAACGGGGTATAAAGAATACAATCATCTTCATGCCTTAAATAAACGTATTCTACAGTATGGAGTTTCTATTCAAGCATTAGACAATAACCCCGCTCGTGATGTTGTCATTCCTAGAAAGATAACAAGAGATAAGCAAGAAATTAAATACTTTCAAGATCAGGAACTTAAAAACTTCCTCTCCTATCTCGATAACCTGGAGAATACCTTTATCAATTTCTATGATACTGTGCTTTATAAAACGCTCCTAGCTACTGGACTTCGCATCCGTGAATGTCTTGCCCTGGAATGGTCTGATATTGACCTGCATAACGGAACGATCGATATTAACAAAACACTCAACATTTTAAACCAGGTAAACACTCCTAAGACAAAATCAAGCTATAGAGTTTTAGATATCGATCATAAAACGGTGCTCATGCTTCGTCTCTACCGAGCGAGACAAGCAGAAAACGGTAGAAACATTGGCTTAACCTATGAGAAAGTATTCTCTGATAGCTTTGACAACTATGTCAATACTCGAAAGGTTGATTATCGCCTACATAAACACTTAAAAAACGCTAACTGTACTGATTTAGGCTTTCATGCTTTCCGACACACTCACGCTAGTATCTTGCTTAATGCTGGCCTGCCATACAAGGAAATACAGACACGGCTTGGTCATGCAAAAATATCTGTAACTATGGATACGTACAGCCATTTATCAAAAGAAAACCAAAAAAGAGCAGTCTCATTCTTTGAAACTGCCCTCGAAAAAATAAAAAGTTCTTAAAAAAGTCCACAAAATAAAAAAAGCGATACATAAAATCCTTATGTATCAACGATTATAGAATGATTTCGGTATAATTGACTATTATACCGAAATTTTTGATTTTTTTAAAGGAAAAGGGAGCAAGTAAAGAATAATCTTCACCGACTCCCTATTTTTCTAAGTATTTAATCCCAATTCCGCCAAGATTTGACGCTTATAGGCAATTTTCTGGACTTCCTTGTCCTCAGTCTGAGACCAATCTAGTTTGACTTCAGAGACGATCTGTCCAGGCCGATTTTTTAGGATATAGATGCGGTCACTGAGATTGAGAGCCTCCTCGATACTATGTGTAATGATGAGTGTAGTCAACTCTAGCTGTTTGTGAATCTCCAGATACCAAGCGTGAAGTTCCATCTTGGTCATCTCATCCAAGGCGCTAAAGGCCTCATCCAAGAGAAAGAGCTTGTGCCCGAAAAGATAAGTGCGGAGTAAAGCTACACGCTGGCGCATCCCTCCGCTGAGTTCATGAGGATACTTATCCCGTACAGCTGTCAACTGGAAGGTCGCAAGAATTTCATCTGCGCGAGCAATAGCTTCAGCCTTATTAACCTTTTGGATCAAGAGGGGCAGGATGATATTGCCAAGCACCGTCTTGTGCTCCAAGAGCAGATCCTTTTGCAACATATAACTCACGCGCCCCTTGGGATTTTCCTCCCCATCAAGGACAATTCTACCTGACTGGACTTCTAAAATCCCTGCAATCAGATTAAAGAGGGTAGTCTTTCCAACACCACTTGGACCCAGGATAGAGACCACTTCACCTGAAGTCACCTGTAGGTTAATATCCTCTAAAATCTTTTCATTGTCGTAGGCATAGCTTACATGTTCTAGTCTAATTTCTGTCATTATTTTACAAATTCGTTAGTGAATCCTTTGTCAGTCAAGTCTTCTTTGAGGATACCATTTTCTTTATCCCATTTGTAGAAGGCATTCCAGCGAGTGGCGTCAAACTGTCCCCATTTTTCCTTATCGCTGGCGTATTCTTTTGACAAGTATTTTTGAGATTCGATAACGAAGTCACGTTTTTCCTTGAGTTCAGGTGCATTTTTGATAAGAATATCCGCAGCTTCCTCTGGATGCTCCATGGCGTATTGGTAGCCTTTTTTGATGGCTTGGATGACTTTACGAGCTTCTTCTTTGTTGTCTTTGAGGTAGTCGTTGTTAGCGATGATGACTGGTGAGTAGTAGTCAAACTCTTTGACATAGTCTTTCAAGTACATAAAGTTAGCGTCTACGCCTTGCGATTTTGCAAGGATACCATCCCAACCGTAGTAAATCCAAGCGGTGTCAAAGACACCATTGGCAATCGGTGTAATTGAGTTTGAGTCGTTGTTCGGTACTTTTTCGACCTTCTCAAAGTCTCCACCTTGAGATTCTACCAAGGTTTTCAACATAGCAAGCTCAGTCGGGTCATTCCAAGTTCCGTATTTCTTGCCAACCAAGTCTTTTGGACTGGTGACATTGTCCGATTTACGTGAGATGATTCCAGATGTATTGTGCTCTACGATAGCGGCAACGGCAGTGATTCCTGCTCCCTTTTCCAATTTTTTAGCCATGTAGTCTTGGAAATAGATAGCAAATGGTGCCTTGCCATTGATCACCAAGTCAGATGAGCTTTCTTCAGGTGGCAATTTCAAATCAACATCCACTCCAGCTTCTTTGAAATAGCCTTTTTCCTTTGCTACATAAAGACCTGTGTGGTTGGTATTTGGCGTCCAGTCTAGGATAAAATCAATCTTCTTGACTTCTGCCTCTTTGTTGTCCTTAGAAGCAGTTCCTTGGCCACAAGCCACCAGCACGACAGCTACAAGAGCTGTCACAAACGTTAAAAATACTTTCCATGTCTTTTTCATTTTATTTCCTCTTTTCTTTTTCTCAAACGTCTTCTATGGACGTTTCCATTTAATCACATATTTTTCACTAATATCGACCAGCTTCATTCCTAGAAGGCTGATGAGCGACACCAGAATAATAATCGCAAACATGGTATCATACTGAAACAGTTTCTTTGACTGAATCATGTAAACACCTAGTCCTTCAAAGCCTCCCAACCACTCAGATACCACTGTTGTGATAAAGGCGTAGGAGACACTGACCCTCAGACCTGCATAAAAGTAGGGCAGGCTGACTGGGATTTTAAAATGCCAAAGGATTTGCCAAGGCTTGGCTCGCATCAGACTAAACAAGGTCAGCATATCCTTGTCACAATGCCTAAATCCATCCAAAATACTGACGATGATAGGGAATGTTGTCGTCAAGATAATCAAGACAATCTTGGGCAAAATCCCATAGCCTAGCCACAAGACTAAAATTGGGGCTATGGCAATGGTCGGAATGGTCTGGACAACCACCATCATAGGGTAAATCAGATCATTAAGCCAAGTCAAACTGTCCATAAGCACAGCCATGAGACAGGCAATCAAGACCCCCAAGACTAGACCTAGTAAAGCCACTCTCAAGGTCGCCCAGCTATGGTGCCAGAGAAATTCTCTGTCACGAACAAAGGCATGGAGTATTTCAA